CATGCAAAATAATTTACACGCCATGTAAATAAATGTAGATTTATGCTAAAAATTCGCTATAATTACAGCCACTAGCAAATTGGCTAGGAGCTGAAAGGAGAATCAACTATGTCACCACTTACAAGCATTTCAAAACCAGTAGACAAATTCAAGTTATTCACAATCTACGGCGGCGCAGGTGTTGGTAAAACATCACTTGCCGCAACATTTCCAAAGCCAATTGTTATGCGCTTTGAGGACGGTTTGCAATCTGTACCATCGGCAACACGCCCCGACGCTTTCCCAATCATTGAATCGTTCAATGACGCAACGTCACAACTAATGGCGTTAATCAATGAGCAGCATGACTACAGAACGCTTGTTATTGACAGTGTAACCAAAGCAGAACGGATGTTTATTGAAGAAATTGTAAAAGGTTCAAGCAAAACGGGAACAAACCAATTTGATAATAAAGCACTTGCCAAAGCGGGTGGTGGTTACGGCGCAGGTTATCAAATTCTTTCAAACTACCACCAACGCATTCGTAATGCTTGCCAGCTACTTGTTGATAAAAAAGATATGAACATTGTTTTTATCGGTCACAGTGACATTGAAATAGTTGATTTGCCTGATACACAAGCATTTCAACGCTTCACGTTAAAAATGAATAAGCAAGGCATGGCGCATTACGTTGATGATGTTGATTTTGTTGGATTCTTGCGACTTGAAGCATTTGTTATGACTGACGATAACAAAAAAGCAAAAGCACGTAGTAGCGGTGACAGAATTATTCAATGTGCCAGCGCGGCATCAAGTATCAGTAAAAACCGCATGGGCATCCATGACGACATCGCCGTGCAATATGGCATCAACCCACTATCACAATTTTTAAACAACAACGGAGTATAAAAAATGAGCAACAACAGACAAAGTAAAAGATACAAAACCGAAACGCGATACAACCGTGAAGCAGTATTTAAATGTTACATCAATCCACTTTTGGAACAACTTTTAAAACGAATCGGAGTATAAAAAATGAGTTTCTTTAAAAAATCAACGGGTGAAGTTGCACAACCACAAACCACTTTTGACCAATCAGCACCAGAGTTGATACCAGACAGCACCACGTTACATTGCTTAGTAAAAGAAGCAAAAATCAACATTTCTAGTGAATATGGCGACACATTACAAATTCAATGGCAATGCGTCGCACCACAACAGTACGCAAACCGTGTTGTTTTTCAAAGTGTGAAGTTGTTTGATGGCGACCCGAAAAAACGTGATAAAGCGATTGATATGTTTGCGGCAATTGATACCAACGCAACGGGCGGAAAACTGCTTGAGAGTGGACAAGAGCCTAACAACATGACATTGCAACAATGGACAGGAAAACAAATGTTAATTAAGGCTCAAATATGGGAAATGGACGGACGCAAAGGCAATTGGATTTCTGCCGTTATGCCTAGAAATCAAGCATCACAACCTGCACCAGTATCCGTAGGAATTGATGATGACATTCCGTTTTAATCTTTAACAACTGGATTTAACGCCAAGGACGGCACTAACTAACGAAGGTAAAATTATGCAAGAAACAGCAGAATTACAACAAGGGTCAGATGACTGGTTCAATGCGCGAACTGGAAAAGTTACAGGTTCAAAAGTTGGTGCTATTTTAGGATTATCACCATTCAGCACTAAAAACGATGTGATGCGTTCAATGGTTAGAGAATGGAATGGCGCGCTAAGCGAGTTCGTGGGTAATGTTGCCACTGAATACGGTGTTATGAATGAAGTGATGGCGCGTACTGACTACGAACTAAGAACGGGTAAAAAAGTCAAAACAACAGGCTTTCATGTTGACGATTGGATGGGCGCAAGTCCTGATGGCATCGTTGACGATTGGACAATCGTAGAATTCAAATGCCCATATGGATTGCGTAAAGGTGGCGCGTTTAAATCAATCAAAGATCAACCGCATTATTACGCTCAGATCCAGATTCAAATGTTCGTTACGCAAACTGAAAACTGCGATTTCGTGCAATGGCAACCCAACGATCTAATGATTGAAAATGTCGTTTATGACGAAGGATATGTTGACGAAATCACTCCGCAGTTGCGTGAGTTTTACGAATCATATTTGATTGAGCGTAACGCGCCACACAGCGAAAAACATTTGCGTTCACGCCACACTGACGTTGACGATCACATGGTTAATTATCGTGTGAAGGAATATCAGGCATTGAAAGCAGAAATAAAATCCAAAAATGAACTGGCTGATCTTCTTTTAAGTCAGATCGTGAGTGATTGCGGCGAACAGGAATCTAAATTTGAGAATGCAAAGTTGACATTGGTTAAGCGTAAAGCAGTGCTGTATGCAAAGGCAGTAAAACAATTACTACCTGATGCTGATTTAAGCGAGTTTGAATCATTCACTGAGTATTGGACACTGAAATAACAACAACAGCGCAAGGACGCGCAATAAAAAAAGGTGCTTTATGTTTGTAGAAGTTGAATTAAAAGATGATGTTTTGGTGCTAATCAACAAGCGCAATGTTTCAATGATTAGAGCGTTGGTTAAAGATGGATTCCCCACTGCAATTATTTATTTTTGTGGAGATGAAATGTTGGAATTGTCGCGCAATCCAGAATCAAGCGGTTTTACGGGTGTTGTTGAATTGGATGATTTATTACAGAAAATAACTGATAGCGAAGGGCGGTATTGATATGAAAGTAATAACATCATTTGCAATTTTAATGCAGCTAGCAAGAAAGCTAGGCAAAGCAAAGTTAAACGGCGACATTGAAGCTATAAAAAAAGCTCAAAAAGAACATGATGATTATCATGAATTGTGCATGAAATCAGACAAAATCATCTTATCAACTGGTTTTTGTGATCCATTATGATTAAGCCACGCTACTACCAACAAGAAAGCCACGATGCGGCAATGACGCACGTTAAAAAATCAGCCTTGCCGTGTGTGATAGAATTGCCGACGGGTGCAGGTAAAAGCGTTGTTGTTGCTATGCTTGCAGATTCATTGCACCAGGTTAGCAAAGGAAAGAGCGTTTTGTGTATCGTTCCGTCAAAAGAATTGGTCGAACAAAACGCCGATAAAATACGCGCTATTGGTCACGATGTGAGTTTGTTTTCTGCGAGTGCAGGTGAAACGTGCCTAAAGAATGCTTTAGTGGTTGGAACGCCTGTTAGCATTAAAAACCAGATTCACCGATTCGGGGCTAAGTTTTGCGCTGTCATTATTGACGAATGCCATAAAATCACACCGACCGTTAAGGCAATCGTTACAGCGATTCACGAACAAAACCCAAACGTTAGAGTAATCGGGTTAAGTGCAACGCCATACCGTTTAGGGCAGGGTTTTATTTACGGAATTGGTGTTGATAATGAAACCATTGAAGAATGCAAAGATCCGTATTTTTCCAAATTGGTTTATCGTCTCGATGCAAAAGAATTGATTGAGCAGGGTTTTTTATCACAACCCGTAATCGGCGCAATCGGTCAGCATTATGACACGAGTGAACTAACACTATCACGCACTGGCAACTACGATGCAAGCACCGTTGATAAAGCGTTTGTCGGAAAAGGACGTTTAACGGCTGATATTGTGGCTGATGTTGTCGCGCAATCTGTAGAAAGAAAAGGCGTGATGTTTTTCGCCGCAACGGTTCAACACGCTTATGAAATCATTGAATCTTTGCCACCAGAAAAGAGCGCAATCGTGACAGGTGAAACACCATCAAACGAACGCGAGTTGATTCTGCTACGCTTCAAAAATCAGGCGTTGAAATACATTGTGAACGTTGCCGTTCTTACAACTGGATTCGACGCGCCACACGTTGATTTGGTGGCGATTTTACGCGCTACTGAGAGCGTTGCATTGCTTCAACAAATAATAGGGCGTGGCTTGCGTATTTGTGATGGTAAAACCGATTGTTTAATTTTGGATTATGCTGAAAACATCGAAAGGCATTGCCCTGACGGTGACGTGTTTAATCCAATAATCGGCGTTAGTGGTGGCGGAAGTGAAAAAGTAACCATTAAAGCAACCTGTCCGACCTGCAACTTTCAAAATGAGTTTAGCCGTTTAACTGATTTAGATGATAGTGCAAAAATTGACGACTTTGGTTATTTATGCGACCTTGAAGGCAATCGCATCAGCACAGATTATGGCGATATGCCAGCGCATTACGGGAGGCGTTGCAATGGTAACATTCTTGACCGTGGAATTTTTACCCGTTGCGAGTATCGCTGGACTTCAAAAGAATGTGATGAATGTGGCGAGTTTAACGACATAGCCGCGCGTTATTGCTCAAAGTGTAAAAACGAGTTAATCGACCCAAACGAGAAACTACGGATTGAATCGGCACGAATTAAAGATGCAACAGAATTGCAGACCGAAGAATGTTTAGATGTTCAAGTCACACCAACCATTTCAAAGGCTGGTAATGAGTGTTTGAAGGTTAAATTTGTCACGCCCACACGCTCGTTTTTAGTGTGGTTTAATAAATCCACGCCAAAACAAACCGCTTTACAAGTTGAGTTTGAATTGGCACGAAACTTGAGTATTAAAACTGTTACTTATCGCAAAGAAGGCGATTTTTACAAGGTTTATGGTTACAACAAAGATGTGATTTTATGAGTAAAAAATACTTTGCTTTAGAAAAAACAACAGGTGCTATTGACGGCATTTATTTCGACAAAGAAAGAGCGTCTGAAATGGTGTCGGCAATGTCTGAACAATACCCAGATAGCACTTGGGTTTTATGTGAGTTATTGGATAAGCAGGTTGGTTATTCTCAATTCTCAATTCACCATCAAAACAACCCAATGAATGACATTTTGCACTCAATTTATGGCAATGCGTGGCTAAAAATACCATCAAAAGGTACGGCAACAGTTTCGTGCGGCGATTATGTTATTGAGAATTATGTTTTGGCATTTAATCAATCAAACACCGCATTCGATGTTTTGGTGGATTATGCTTTTGGTGGTGATAAACAAGCGGCACTTGATTATTTAAAAACATTGTAGTATATTTGCACCGAGTTTTTAGATTTGAGCGTACGAGGCTTATAAAATCTAAAAATTCATTTTTAGCCCCTAGCGTCTGAAGCTCGTACCTTTAGATTCTAGGGGTTTTTTATTGGAGATTTAAAAATGAACAAAGAATATAAAGAGTTTTTAGCATCAAAACAAAAAAGCCACATTCATAGCGGCTTTGATGTTGAAACAAACGAACTAAACAGCAATCTTTTTGACTTTCAAAAGTTTATCGTTGCCCGTGCTTTAAAAGCTGGTAAATATGCAATCTTTGCTGATTGCGGATTAGGTAAAACATTGATGCAACTTGAATGGGCGCATCAAATCAGCAAGTTTGAAAACAAGCCAGTTTTAATTCTTGCGCCACTTGCTGTAAGCGGTCAAACAATCGCAGAAGGCGCAAAGTTTGGAATTGACATTGCAAAATATGGCAGTGATTCAATGATTCAAATTACCAACTATGAACAGTTAGAAAAAATTGACGTTTCGCAGTTTTGCGGCATCGTGCTAGATGAATCATCAATCCTTAAAAACTTTGACGGTAAAACAAAGCAATTGATTGTTGACTCATTCAAAAGCACGCCATATAAGTTGGCTTGCACTGCTACACCTTCACCAAATGACCCGATGGAATTAGGCAATCACGCAGACTTTTTAGACGTTATGGGACG